GTCACTACTTCGGAAGAAGTATGGGCCGTTGGACGTTCGAGATACTATATCCCGGACGTTACTGACGACCAGTGGACGGCAAAATCAAAGCTTGCTTTGTTTGGCCTAAATCCCACTCCGTCTTTACTATGGCAAGTCATGCCGTGGTCTTGGTTAATTGACTGGTTTTCTAACGTCGGTGACGTTATAGCCAATCTTTCTTCCAATGGCATTGCTGACTTGACATACGACTACGCTTACCTCATGCGGCACGCTTCGACGCGTACTGAATGGAGTTTGCAGATTCCTCAGCACAAGATCGCCATCTTTGATGGCGTTCCTGCTGTGGATCTTCCTCGATCGTCTACTGGTTCTGTTACAGAACTTAAGGAGACGAAAGAGCGAGTAGCCGCCACTCCGTTTGGTTTCGGAGTACAATTTGACGACCTTTCGGTTCGTCAAATCGCTATACTATCAGCTTTAGGACTCTCAAGACTTAATTTTTGAGCGTCTTTACTGATAGTACTTTCTATCAAGGAGTATGTCTATGCTTGCTGATCCACTTGTTATCGATGCGTCCTATATCACTGCTGCTGACCTTCCGGCCATCAGTCGTGAAACGAACAAATCCGTCTATCGTCTCAAAGTGTCGAACACCACCTATACGGTGACTGTTTCTCACGTTGTTGCGAAAGGTCGGAGACGTTCGATTGTTCGCCTCGACGCCAATACCATTGCGTCAGACCCGTTTTCCTCAACCTCTTCGGTTGAAGATACGACGTCTACGTATCTGGTAATCGATCGCAGCGAGCGTCTCGTTACTGATGCAAACGTGACTGCGCAAGTCAAGGAACTCCTCGGAGTTCTTGGTGCTTGCACTTTTGCGAATGCGGTAACGACTCGTATCGCTCAGATCGTTGGTGGGGAGTCGTAAGAATGATTCCTAAGCTCACCATCCTGCTTCAAGAGTTCATACTCTGGTTGCAAGTTAGTTTGCTCGGGTCTTAGACTTCGACTCTCTAGCTATACCCAGTTCCGTAAGGAACTGGGTATTCTATTAGCAATCCTGCTAGTAGTAACGTCAATGGAGAACCCCGATGAATGTTCCAAATCAAGAGTATTGTGTACTCAGTACTTGCTGGGAAACCTGCGGTTTCTGTAAAGAAACTGTTGGATTTCTAGCTTCCTGTGTCTACGCACTATTGGAGATGGACGAGCTTTCATTGGGAAACGTATTCTCCCTTTGATGTTAAGTGGGGGTGCTGACAAGCACCTTACATGCAGGCATTAGACTATGGATGTTTAACCCCCAATCTTGGAGGAAGACATGAAAAGCCTAATGTTACTTCTTGATAATATACTGCAAGATTGCAGTATACACTGCGACACCACCACCACTAGAGATTTTCTTACGATCTCTAGGCGTGTCGAACATGAGGGATTATCGTTTCTTACGATAACCCTCGGAGACTACGCTACAGACTTTGAAAGGAGTCTGGAGTGTGGTCACATAGACTCAAAGGCCTTTGCTTCGTTTGCAAAGACCCGATCAATCCCGAGACTCTTCTCAGGTATGATCAGTCTTGTGTTCGACTCAGATGGTAGACTACTTAGTCAACCTTCAGTTGTTGCAATCTCCTCCATTCGGCAAGTTTGCCGTATGTGGAAGAAGATTTTGCTCCCCTGTACAGAGGAGCGAAATCGCGCTGCAGTTGAAGGCTACGCTAAGTTAGAACAAAGCCTATCCATGTTACGTTTTGATACGCTGCCGGGTTCTCTTTATGAGGACTTCGGTTTTGTGTCTGACGTTCTATGGAGCCAGGTCTTAGGTCCTCTATCTTCTTCGATAGAGACCTTTGACCCAGTTCCAAACCATGGCCGCGGTAACGTAGCGACAAAAGTCCTTCATAATCAGAAGTACGATTGGCGTGTTTGGCACCAGCGGTTGGAGACGTTCTTCCCTTCTGAACGATTCTGTTATCATAACAGTCTCGCCTTTTTGGAAGAATCCTCTAAGATAGACTTTGTGAGCCCGGAACTTGAACAACCCGTCAGGGTTGTTT